TGGTTGCATAACATCTTGAATTGGAGTAGAGTCCATAGTACTTTGTTTAAAATCAATATTTTTTTCAGATACAATATTCGGCGGTTCTATAATAGGTTGTTGCCCTTTTTCTATGAAATTTGTAGACATGTTATTATTTAATGCTACCATACCATCACTATTCTCTGAAAGGTTTAAAGTACTCACGTCAGTTGACATTTATATGTGCAAAGTTTTTTGATTTTTTACGTTTACGCGTTAGCCTGATTATTTACCTACCTGATTATGTAAACTATCAATAAAAATATTAAAATTAGTAAAACTAATAATTTTATATAATTATAATTAGTATTAATACCATATCTTTCTAAAGCAGCTTTAGAAAACTCTCTTCTATATTTATAATGTCCTGTATCACTGCTTATAGCGTTATTGGTTTTTAATTTCTTTACATCATCGTTGGTTGGTTTCAAATAAATTGGGGTTTTATTATAATTTTTAATGTAAATTAAATTTAATAATATATCTTCACCGTTCCATACTGGTTTAGCTTTCAAAGCGAAGTCATTCATCTTATATTTTTCGTTCATGAAATCTTTACATATCGATTTGTTTGTCATTAAAATTTGAGTTAATACAATTTGTTGATCGTTCATTAAAAACTTTTTATTTGAATACCCTTTGGTTGCGGAAACGTATCTCTTTTGTGAACCTATAACCACATTAGGATTCTTTTTATACTCTTTGTACATTTTGTTAACGTAATTTTCTGATGGTAACATGTCGTCATCAAGTATTAAAACACAATCGTTTTTTGCATCACACGACCTAGAAAATCGTAAAGCGACACCTAATTTTGTGTTATTATTTTCATCTCGATAATGTTTAACAATTTTTAGTTCTGGAGTTTCAAAGTATGTTTTACTGTTACCGTGAGATATGATAACTTCTGAAACTAGTTTGTAATTAACAATTTTTGGTAATATGTCGTTTATTATATTATCGGGGCGTTTCCAATTTAATATGATAACACTTATCATTTAATGTAACAATTTAAAATAATTAACTGATTAGTTTGTATTTAGGGTATAAACATCCAAACGCTTTTATAATTCGTGGTAAATCGTTTAACTTATCGTAGTCACACATGTCTTCATCTACGTATATGGTTTTTGTACTGTGACAAACATCAACCAATATACGGTATCCTTCATCGCTTTCACCACCTGATGTAATTTCATTGTACGCTGGATAAACTAACGGTGTAACAATTTTTTTCTGTAATAATTGTTTCGATAAAATTCGTAAACTATTCATTTTTTCTTAATAACTTTTAATGCAGTCGTTTTTTTAACTGCATTACGATCACCCAATTTCATATTACCATGTCTAGGATTAAACATTTTTTTATGGGTTTGCCAATATTGAGGTGCACCCACTTTAAAATTCTTACGAAGTGTTGCTTTATACCAAAATACACAATCTTCTATTCTATTACTCTTGGACGTATTATCTAAAACTAAACACTCGTAGTTTTCTGTACACGAATCCATGACTTTATTAAACATTTCAAACGTTGGAAAAATACCAAAAAATGATTTATACAATTTCTCCCGATTTTGAATTATATTTTCGCGTAGAATAAAAACGTAATCAACATTTGCTCTGAGAGCTGGAGGAAGATCCATACAATATTGCATGGTTAACATGAAAAATATCTTCCAGTGACGACCGTTCATAAAACATTGTCTTATACATGTATCTTTCATAAATTTGGAATCATACATACAATCATCTAAAAGAAGAAATGCACCACAGTTTGACTTACCGGCACCGACAAGCTTTTTCTGTCTATCCATTACGCGTTCGATAGCTTCTCTATCGTAATCACCGTATATGAAAAGATCGGGTATATATTGTTGATAATAATGATTACCTTCCTCTGTAGCAGATAAAACTATTCCTGCTGGTAAATGCTTTTTGTGATACAAAATATCAGTAACGAGTGTAGATTTACCGGTATTACGTTTACCTATAAAAACACATACTTTGTCATCAGCCATGCTTTCAGGTTTGAACTTTCTCAATTGAAGATTCATCTATCATAATGCCTCGTTTTAATTTATAAAATTTTACTCACATAAAGTAAGAATGGCTGGTAAACTAAACCTTACCGTCACTGGTATCCAGGACCAATGGCTTACTGGTGAACCCGAATTTTCATATTTCCTGATGAATTTTAAACGACACACAAAATTTTCAATCGAAGCCATAGAAACACCGTTCAATGGTGACCCCAATTTCGATACCTCCGTTGAGTCTAATATACCCATGAATAAGGGAGATCTTATTAGAAGTATGATGCTTAAATTTACTTTACCTAGACCAACGGTACCAGATAAAACGTTTACAGTTTCAGAATCAGGTGGTAAATACTTTATAGACGGTGTTCAACAGGCGACACTCACACTTTACGAAGGTACGACGTATACCTTCAACAATGCAAGTCACCAAACACACCCGTTTAGATTTGAGTATGCCCCACCCGACGAATTACCACCTGTTGACGGTGTCGGTACTCTTTACAATTATAAGAGGTACACAAGTTTGGATACAGCAACGCATTACGTTTATAAACTATGGTTAAATTCAACAAACAACTGGTTTTCACCGGCTACACCGTCAACTCACACGATAAAGCTTTTGAAAGTATCTCCCTTTACCTGGTCTGATAACGATACAACTGACGCTTTCCCAACTAGTGTTGATACTACAACGTACCCAGGTAAAGTATCTCTGAGTCAGTCCAATGGTGAAGTTTATAGATTTAGCGTACCTGTACTTGGAGAGTATACAACAGGTGTTACGAATCCGGGTACAGCTACGGTTACTTTTACACCAACATATAGTTCGAGTACACCTTCAACTTTATACTATTACTGTTCTGTACACCCCGGTATGGGTGGTCAAATAGACCTTAAAATAGTAAGTTATAGAGAATCTATAGGTGCTCAAATAATAGAATACGCCGATTTACGTATCGGTGGTCAAACTATACAACGTTTGACCGGAGATTACATATACATGTATAACAATATACACAGTAACGAAGATGATATAAAACAAACCCTTTACTTCTTAGCCGGACATGGAAATTATATAAACGTATCATACGACTGGGATTATAATATTTTATTACCCTTTTACTTTTTAAGGCATCCAAGTTTAGCAATACCTGTATGTGCACTAAGCAAACAACAAGTTCAAGTCGAAATAAAATTTAAAAAATTGGACGACGTTGTTGTAACATATACAAGGTCTAACAATGCGATATCAGATCCACCCACAAATGTTTCGTCGTTGATCAAAAAAGTATCACTGGTTTCCGATTTCTTTTTCATAACCGAGAATGAAAAAAGTTTCTTAAAAACTCGACCAATTGAATACGTTATATCACAAATTCAAATGTCACAGTTTAAGTTTAACCCAGGTGTATCTAAAAAATCAGGGATGTTAAATTTTAAACACCCGGTAAAGGAAATGTTTTTTGTAGCAATAAGCGATGATGTACATAAATACGAAACAATAAAACACGTTACCATGAAATTTAATAATAATACAATCATCGACGCAGATACTTTAATGTTGTGTTACGAACAACCATTGAAATATTACACGGGAATAACAAACGGTAATTTCGGTGTGTATAGTTTTTCAATGAAACCCGAAACGTATTACCCGACCGGTCAGGTTAATATGAGTAGAATAGCACACAATTTAATAGAAATGGAACTCGATACACCGGACTCTAGTTTTGGTCACAAAGTGTATGTGTATGGAGTAAACTATAACGTGTTAAGAATAGAGAGCGGACTTGGTGGTTTAAAATTTTAGTGAGTTATACTAGTAATGGCTGGTCGTGTTCAATTAGAAATATCTGGTCCACAGGACGCCTTTTTTACGGATGATCCAGAATACACATACTTCGTAAAAAATTTTCAAAAACATACTAATTTTGCACCCTTTTTTACAGATTTAGACGTGGAAGGTGAAGTGGAATTTGGTAACACTATAAGGTGTACCATACCACAAGATCAAGGTGATCTTCTTAAAACCGTGAGTTTGAAATTTGAATTATCTAGCATACAACAAAATTTAGTAGCTGGTCTAGAAGGTATAGGATACGTCGAGTCTATAGGACACGCTATTATTGAGTATGCCGAAATACTAATCGGTGGTAAAACAATTCAAAGAATACCGAGCGATTTTTTAGCGATTTATTTCGATAATTACGTATCGCATACAAAACAGGAAAACCTTGCTAAACTTATCGGAAAACCCCCGGGAGAATTGTCGGGTACAAAGGTTAAACATACAAGTATAGCAGGGTATTTAGGAGTCGCTACATCGAACCAGAAATTTTTCGTCGATATTCCTTTTTACTTTTACAATAATCCCGAACTTGCCATTCCTATATTCGCAATAGATAAACAGGAAATTGAAATTGTTATTAAACTTAGAGAACTTAGTGATTGTGTATGGGGATACCACTCTGCAAATAGTGAAGTTTATTATTTGAGTGATTATTTTCAAACAAGGGGTCTCATTAAGGAAATGAAAATAACGACCGAAATGGTGTCGTTAGTACAAGACGAAAAGGATAAGATAAAATCTAAAAAAATAAATTATGCAATCACACAAATTCAAGAAGTTAAGGATATAATACCCCAAGATGCAAATCTAAACAGTGTAGTAAATACAACGCACAGACTTAATTTTAAACACCCCGTAAAGGAACTTTTTTTTATAATTCAAAGACTTAGAAAGGTAGATCTTTATTCTTCGAACCCTAAACCTGTATTTGTTACTAATTTTGATTACGATTCCCTTTTTCAAGTATTTGGTACCACTGACGAATATACGAACTTTGAGAATTTACAAAAACTTTCTTTGACCTTAGACGATACCGATGTTATTAGTGGAGCGGCTGGTGAAGTTGTAAATTTACGCGCGGTTCAAAGCGGTATACACCATACAAGAACACAACTATGTAGAAGGTACTATTCGTATAGTTTCGCTTTAGAACCCGAACGATGGTACCCAACAGGACAGGTCAATTTCAGTTTAATTAAAGACCAAATACTCAAACTTACAACAACGCCGGATAATGAGTCTGAAAGAGAACTTAGAGTTTTGGCACAAAGTTACAATATACTCCAAGTGGAGAACGGTATTGCAAAATTACTCTATTAAAATGTCACTTCAACAGGAAAATGACGCAGCTTTACTTATGCAGGAACAAATACAGGATTCCGCATTAAATGTTATACAACCAATTTTAGAAAAGGCAATGGTACTTGCAGCAGGGTACGCAAAAGCGTGTGGAAGAGACACGCTTCTAGGTGAAGATATGGAATATGCTATAAAGTATTGTGCTATGCACGAAGTTGGTAAGAAATTGGGATCACACTTCCCAGAAATATACGAAGAAGACAGTGACGACAGTGACAATTTAGAAGACGAACTCGAAATTATAAATGAAGATGAAGAAGATATTGAATTTACGAGGTATTCAGGTCGAGAATACAAATATGTTAAAATGAACATGGCGTATGATAGTTGGGAAGAATGGGTGCCGAAAAACCCGACAGAACAGATGTTAAAAAATGCTATAGATAGTAATGAACACCTCTAACCCAGAGGGATCTAACATAGAATCATCGTTTTTCAAAATATCTTGTGATAGCTCAGATGAAAGTGAAAGTGAATCCGAAACTGAAACTGAAACTGAATCTGAAACTGAGTCGTCATCTTCAGGTGAAAGTAAACCTAAAATGCTTAAGGGGTATTTAAAAAACACTAAAAAGTATAAAAAAATTTTATTCGAAGATACTTTATTCCCAGAATAAAATCTATATTTATAGTATAAAAAATGTCTGCTCAAGAAACTGCTATGCTCGTCGCCCGTGAACTCGAAGGTCAATCCCTCAACGCTATCGTTGCTGGCTTCTCATTTGCCGCCGCCCTTTCGTGGGTCGATTTGGTGAGATGGGTCGTCAACCAAGTTGTCAAAGTTAACAAGAACGGAGGCATGAACTACACGCTCACTGCCTTGTTCACCACTCTCTTGTCCATCTTCGTCTACTTGGCGATCTCTAGAGTGTCTTCTAAGGTACAAAGACCACAACAACCAGTCTTCGCTATTACGAAGTAACTTTTTGGGGTTTTTTTATAATAAGTAATAAAAATATTGCCATAGAAACTAATAAAAATATAGATATAAATGCATCCCATTTATGACTATCCTCTTCTTCTTTTTCGAGGATATTCATAGGTGTTTTTAAAGTCTCGGATATAATTTCTTCGTCGGTTTCTTCATTAGATAATCTAGGTATATTAACAAATTTATCAGTCGAACACGTAACGGCAAGTTTTAATATATGATTTGCGTTTCTAAAATTATAAGGTATTAAACGATTATTACTACTATAATAAAATTGAACACGTAACTTCGATATCGTTTTATGTTTACCAGAATCAAAATTATGTTCTACAGCGTCGTCCACACCCGAATAATTTATAACATCGCCACACAAAAGTATTCGACCAGTGTAAAAAGGTAAATCTGAAAATACAGATTTATTAAAATCATCAGAACCACTGCTCAATTTTACTATGATAGCATCTGCACCTTGTAAATTAACGCTACCAGTTTCCATTTTATAAGGGGAATTAGATGTAGAAAATACATTACTTGCAGTTAAACCTAATACATCGTGAGGTGTTGTTTTACCACTCACGGTTGATTTATACCCATTTTTACCGTTATAAAAATCAAAACTAAACTGGTTTGGACCTTCAAACGTTATAGCATTCGTATCTTTATCGTACGTAGATCCAGATAACATGCTATTTGAATTCACAACAACATTTGAAGCTAAATCTTTACCGTTATAGTTTCCGTTTGGTATAGTTATATCATGATTAGTAGATGAACTATTAATTGTGAATGTATTGTTTCTATCGTTTATGAGATACTGGCTATTATGAATACGTGCTGATATTAATGATATTTTACTGACATTGTAAATAGGTGTTTTTAAATTAACTATATAATCACTTGGATTAGGATAAGATACAGGGTCACGTTCTCCGCTGTCTATATCTAATGTATGTACCTTCATTAAAATAACGGAGTATTATTTTAATGAGTGTTTAACTTGATGTTTTCATTTTTATTTAACAAAGGCTATGCGAAAGGGGGTTATTTTGAAGTTGTCTTTTAGCGACACCCAAACTATCCTGGGTACTATTAGGGTTAGCATTACCTTTATAGGCATTAAATTGATGATAATCATTATTTTTGTAATGTTGTGTCCATCCACCGTCCGCTGAATTTACACGCCCATCTATACGTGTCGTATCAGAACGAACACTCGTTACCATACCACCTTGGTTAAGTGGATCAGCACGAACATTCATACGACCCGGACCAGCTGCACGCCCCGCTTTACCTCTTCTATCATCTGGTCTAAATCCGTATTTACCAAGTTCACTCGATGTGTATGCATCCCCATATACACGCTTTTCACCGATTTTAGAACCTGGAGAATTCAAATAACCATGAGAGAATTTATGAATACCTGGTGCTGGATTATTTTGGTATTGGTAAGCTTCCATGTTACCATCCTTTTTGTTTCTAGTTGGTTCAGCGGCTCTAGTAAGTGCCGAAACTGTTCTTTTTGCCGATGCTGTGGAAAGTGTATCTGTTCTAGAACCAGTTTCTGATCTGTTTGTTGTTCTTTTTGTTCTTTCGTGTTCAGTTCGCGCTGTTCTACCTGAAAATCCCTGTGCTCTACCACCCGCATTTGGAAGACGTTCTGGGAGATACGCAGTTTTCTCAGGTCTATTATGACCCAATTCTCCAGCAATACCTCTTCGACCACCTTTACCGTCAAAGGCGGGACCACTTCTCCCTGGTAAAGTTGTTAATCTATATGCACCGACATTTTCTGGGTTAATACGTAAAAGTTGGTGATGTCCACCAATAGCTGGTACGTTTGGACCAACGCCGAGAGCTGGACCTACATTTGTTCTTTCAATTGGTGAAAGGTTATTCATAATCCCTCCATCATACATTCTATTTCTCATTTCTAAGACTTCACCGCCCGATGATCTACCTTGTTGAGATATATCACCGAACGACGAAACTTCAGTCTTAGACGTGTATTCTGATTCTACAAGGGGTGAAGTTTGTCCCAAAAAATCGTCGTCTATAGTTAAATTTCTATTAGATTCTGGTCTAACATCGACTTGGTCTGCTATTTGAGCAGCTTGAAGAGTATATTGTTCGTCTGAACTTTTACTGAGTTTACGACCTGCATAAACTAATCCTGCAATCGCAAAAATCGATAATGGGTCAGCCATTCTTATTTCTTATTAACATTTTTATTCATGTACCTTTTACCGAACATACCATTTTGTACATCGGCACGTGTACTCGCAGGTTCATAACTTTGAGTTCGGAGTGGAACTTTGCACTCGACGTGTTGAAGTGGGTGTAAATTTTTTTCGTAAGTCTTTGCTAAAACTTTATTGAATCTCGTCGTTGATTGTGGACGAAGTATGTCGCTTGTCTCTATATATTGGGCTGGGGATCCCTTACCTGCCATGTATGGGGCAGTTCCGTATAACATGGTATTTGGTCTCGATGAACCATAGTTTAGTGTACTGGGCTGGGGGTATAAAAAAACCTCTTCAGTCGCACATGTATTTGGGATAGCTTTGTCTTCGACTATTTTCAATCCTGGTTGGAGTTGGTACGCCATTTACTATTACAAAAGATTTTGTTTAAGCAAATCGAGTATCTACTAATAAGTAAAAAAACAATTTTTTAAGGGGAAAAGCTAGCTGGTGCTCTACTTCCATGGACACGAGAGTCTCCATCTGGATCTAAACCTCTGAATGCTTCGAGTTGTGCACCTCTCGCATCTGGGTTACACATGCGTGGGTTTTGTCTACACGTTTGTTCCCTCTTACCATGTATGAATTCATAGTGAGAGTCGGCTGTTAACGCAACATCTGGAACAGATACAAATTGTCTAGACATGGCATTTCTGTGATGTTCTGGTGCTGAAGATCTCGATCGAGCTGGACCATATTTAACACCGTCCGTTACTAAGTTATTAACACTTGTTTGTACTGTTGGATAATAACAAGATGATGGTCTATCTGGTCTGTCTCCAAAATCCGACATGAGGACATTTCCCATAGGATTATCTTTTGTTGGTAATTGACACTGTCCGTATTTGTATTCTGGTTGGTTTGTTCTATTAAGGGATTCCTTAACCATATTAGATTTTTCCATTATGTAAAGTACACCTAGTGCAGTGGCGCCTATAACAAATATACGCACGTCTCTTTTTATTAAATATATTATACAAGTCGCGTAAATTATAAAACGTGCTGCCGAATTTACACGTTCTTCTGATGATTGTGTACTGGATGGCCAAAAATTTAAAACTTTATCTGTACGAATGAGTTGTTTGGGATCGTCGAACCAAGATGTCATTTATATAATAGGAGTTTATTTTTTACCGTTGCCTAACATTCCACCGAGCATACCTTGCATTGTTTTCATAAGTTGAGCTTCGTCCATACTATTGGCATCGTCGCCCATATTATCAGCACATTGCTTAGCAACTTTTTCAATCATGTTAAGTGTGTCGGCTGGTATAGTTTTAATAGTTGTACCGAGCATATAGAGGGTTTGTACATACTGCCAGATAGCATCTTTTGTATTTTCGGAACACCCTCCCCAATGTTCTTTCAAATTA